GCCGTCCTTGGAAGTAATATTCCGATAAATATAGTTAAGGAGTACTAACTATGGCTTTGGGAAGAATTTCAGGACCGCTTTTAAAAAGCAATTTACAGAGAACATCAGATCTAGCAGTAGAAACTAATCTATTATACATTGGTCATACTGATGGAAAAATTGGTATTAAGACTGTAACCAGACCTAGAGATTTCACTATAGACGGTACTGCTAAATTTAGAAATTCTAGTGCTGGACAACCAGACCTATATATTAATAATTCACTAAACTTAGGAAACTTAACTGTAAGTACAACCGGTATTGACAGTTTAACAGGATCTATATTTTTAAATTCTGCACAAGATATTAAAGTAGGTGGCTTGGGTACAAATCAAATTAAGATAGATGGCAATGTCATTTCAACTTATAACACAAATAGTAACATTGACATTAGACCAAATGGAATTGGAACCAATGAAATTGTAACAGCAGGTAAGACTGTGAGAGTCGAAGGTAATACACACGCAACTGGTAACATTACATTTGACGGTAGTGTTATCATTGCTGGTACAGGTGATGAAGATAACTTTACAATTAATGCAGATATTGTTGGTAATTTGATTCCTGATGTAGATAATACATATGAATTAGGAACAACTGCAAAACGAATGAGTTTGTATGCAGAAGAAATTACAACTAATAGTGTTTTTACAGAAAACTTAATATATCAAGGTATTAATTTAACTTTACGTGTAGGCAACATCTATGTTGCAACGAATGGATTAGATACAAACGTAGGTGATACAGTACAAGGTCCTGTAAGAACAATTCAAAAAGCATTAAGTATTGCAACAGCAGGCCAAGTAATTAACATAGAACCAGGAGAATATGAAGAGGTATTTCCATTGCAGGTTCCGGCAGGAGTAACAATCAAAGGAAGAGATTTAAGAAATTGTATTATTAAACCTACAACTGCAACAAATGACAAAGATTGTTTCTTGTTAGATGGAGAAACAACAATAACAGACTTAACAATCAAAGACTTTTACCATAATAGTTCAGATAATACAGGTTACGCATTTAGATTTAGAAGTGGTGCAAAGGTAACGTCAAGGTCGCCTTACATAATGAACGTCACTGTTATAACAAAAGGCAGTGTTACAAGTGCAAGTGACCCAAGAGGGTTTGCACAAGGTGATGCAGGTAAAGGTGTTTATGTTGATGGTGAAGTATGTGACCATGATACTAATGAAGCAAGTATGCTTTTCCATGCCGCAACATTTATTACTCCAGGTGTTGATGCTTTAACAATGACAAATGGAGTCAGGGTTGAATGGTTAAACTGTTTTACATATTTTGCAAACAGGGGGATCTATGCATTAAATGGTCCAGGTAGATGGAGAAGTGATTCAGTTTTAGTAAAAGGTGCAGAAATTAGATCCATAGGTAGTGCCTGTGTATATGGAAATATAGGTGCTGAGGCAGATGGTGCCAATTGTTTAATGTATTTGATACAACATAACATGGCTTATGTTGGTGCAGGCAAAGAAGTTACCAATGATAAAACTTTAATTAATCAACCTAATGAAGTTATTGAAACAAACAGCGGAAATGTTTATTATCAAACAGTAGATCAAAGCGGTAACTTTAGAGTTGGTGATGACTTTTTTATTGATTTTGAAAATGGAACAACAAGTATTGATACAAGTTCTATTGCAGGTGGACTTACAAGTTTAAAAATCACCACAGGCGGGCAAGAAACTTTATTAGATGGTTCAAAAGTACAAACAGGAAACATAAGAGTTGTAAGTCCTAATAAAATTACAAGTACAACTGGGGATATTACATTCAACAGTATAACAGGAACACATAATATTAATACAAGTGTTACTGCTCCAAACATAACCACTGGAGGAAATGTAACTTTAGCAGGATCTTTAATTAAATTTGGTGACCAACCAAGCGATACTATTGATTTTAACACACCTTTTGCACAAGACATTAAACCTAATACGCACATGGTTTATAATTTAGGAAGTCCAAGCAAACGTTGGTTAAACAGTAACCTATCACAAGCACTTATTGATGATTATAGAATATATGATAATGTAATAGAACAAACATCAACAAATGCAAACATAGAATTACGTCCACAAGGCGCAGGCAAAGTAATATTTGACAACATTACCGCTGATGGAAACACAATAGGAAGTACTGACAATGCTGACATAAGGCTAAACGCAACAAAATTTACAATAAGTGCAACTGGTTCAGCAGAACTACCAACAGGAAGTACTGTTCAAAGAAAGAATCAGGTAGGTGATTTTAGATACAATGCAACCTTTGGTGAATTTGAAGGAAATAATGGAGGAACTGTTTATTTTCCTACAATGCGTGATAGTGATAGAGACACTTACATCAACTTAAATGATAATCAGTTCAGATTTGTAGCAGATGGACAGCAAAATACGTTGTTGAATCAGCACATATTACAAACAACTAAATTTACAAGTGATAATAAGTTTCAAATAGATGGTAATACTATTACATCTGCAACACCAGACGCAGATATCAACTTTTTTGCAAATGGTACAGGAGGAATACCATTTGAAGACATAGAATTTAAAGGCACAACTGTAACAAATAAACTAAACACTCCTTTTAGGTTTGGATTAGCAGATGTTTACAGTTATCTAAAGTTTGACAATCCTTATGGACTTGTTGTGCCAGCAGGTGTTAACGCAAATAGACCTAGTTCACCTGAAACAGGTACTACAAGATGGAATCAAGACCAAGGATATTTAGAAACTTGGAACGGAACACAGTGGGTTTTAGCGGCAGGTGGTGGTGCATCTGTGACGCAAGAATACGCAGAAGATATCAACTTTTTGTGGTCAACTTTACTAGGCTAAAAAGAAGTGCTTACATAACATCTTTACCAAAATCACATAAATAATAGTAATGCAACAATGGCCGACCAAGCCGTTGCAGGACAAACCGTGGTTAACCAGCGATTGGGAAGGTCAAAACAGGTTAGAGGGACATAAGTGATCCCCGTGTTAGGAGAATAAGGTGGCAGTTGGTCGTATTTCGGGTCCACTCTTAAAAAGCAATCTATTGCGTAACGGCGTAGATCTGGCTTTTGAGACAGACCTATTATATCTAGATGTAAGTAATAGCCGAGTAGGTATAAAAACCACTAGTCCTCAGCACCCATTAGACGTCAACGGTTCAGCAAGAATTACAGATTTAGATATTCTAACTCCTAACTTACCAATAGGAAATGTCACAATCAATGGATCAACTAATACAATTAGCACCACTGCTAATAGTTTGAACATTGGTACACCTAATGCAGTTGTCTATCAAAATAAGATTATAGTTGATAATATTACACTGGATGGTAATATAATCCAAGCAACTAACGTAAATGGTAACCTAGAGTTTAGACCACAAGGTACTGGTACAGTAAACTTCTTTGGTGATACAAACATAACAGGTAATTTACACGCCACAGGTAATATAAGTGCTGATGGAAACATAACAATAGGTGATGCAGATACTGATACACTTACTATTAATGCGGATATTGCCGGCGATTTAATACCAGATGTAACAAATACCTACGATATAGGTACATCAACTAAACGTTGGAAACATGGTTACATTAATAACCTTAACACTACAACATTAAATTCTGCAAGTATTACACTTTCAGGTATTGATCTTGTAAGCACACCTGGTAATTTATACTATGTAGGTACAAGTGGTGATGATACTAAGACAGGAAATCACCCACAAGATCCTTATGCCACTGTTGCAAAAGCATTATCAGTAGCAACTGCTGGTGATACAGTTTACATATATCCAGGAACATATCAAGAAGTATTTCCTTTAACAATACCGGCAGGCGTTGCCGTAAAAGGAACAGGATTACGATCAGTAAAAATTACTCCAACAGCAGGAACTAATACAAATGATGCAATTTACTTAAATGGTGAATCAACTATTGAAGATTTAACGATTGCAGATTTTTATTATGATTCTAGTAACGACACAGGTTACGCATTTAAGTTTGCAAACAACATGACTGTTACTTCTAGATCACCATATCTAAGAAATTTAACAGTATTAACAAAAGGTTCAGTAACATCTGCAAGTGATCCAAGAGGATTTGATCAAGGAGATGCTGGACGTGGTGCATTTTTAGATGGTTCAGTAGTAAACAGTTCAAGTAGAGAAGCAGGTTGTTTGTTTCATGCTGTAACTTTTATTACTCCGGCCGCAAACGCACTGCATATTAAAAACGGAACTAGAATAGAATGGTTAAATTCATTTACTTACTTTGCAGACAAAGGTATTTTAGCAGAAAATGGTACAACAGGATTATATGGTGCAGGTAAAACTAAAGTAAAACTAAGAACAGTTTCAGGAACTTTTGCCGCAGGACAAAGTTTTTCATATTTCGAAGGTGGTACATTAAGAGCATCAGGCACTATTGCAAGTGTAGATGGTGCGTATGTTTATCTAACAGGCAATATTTCAAACTTAATAGAAGCAGGTGCAAGGGTAGGTAAGACTGTAACTGCTAACGGTAATGCTCAAATAGATACAGCAATTAAAAAGTTTGGTCAAGGATCAGTTTTATTAGATGGCACAGACGATTATCTGTCAATAGCATCTAACGATGACTTTGGATTTGGCACAGGAGACTTTGCTGTTGAAGGTTGGATTTACTGCACAAACATATCAGGTAACAGAACTATATTTGATTTTAGAGCAGGATCTAATACAGACACAGCACCAACAGTAGAAATAAATGGATCTGGTGCAGTAAATTATCTAGTAGGTGGCACACAACAAATTACAGGCGGTACTGTTAGTGTGAATACATGGCATCACATTGCAATATCAAGATTAAGTGGTGTAACAAGATTATTTTTAGATGGAAGTAAACTAGGAAGTGACTATAACGACACAAACAATTATGGAACAACCAAACCATTAACAATAGGTGCAAGTCATGATGGTACAGAAGACTTTATTGGTCATTTAGATGACATAAGAGTTTCTTCAATCAATAGATATTCTTCAAACTTCACAGCACCAACAGCCGAAGTTGCCAACGATGAATATGTAAAATTAGTTTTAAGATTCAATGACCAAACTGATGCATCTACTACATTTACAGATGATGGTGTGTATGAACAAGATATTAGATGTGGTAACGGTGCAACTGCTAAATTTATGGACTTGGTTGACTATACAGACTTTGGTGGAGAAATAAGATCAATAGCAAGTGCTTGTATATACGGAAACTATGGAGCATATGGTAACGGTAATGGTGTAACAATGTACCTAATTGGTACAAACTTTGCATACATTGGACTAGGTAAAGAAGTTGATAATGATCCAACACAGGTAATACAGTCACAAGAAACTACAGAATTGAATGGTGCAAGAGTTTATTTCAACTCAGTTGACCATAAAGGTGATTTTAGAGTTGGTGAATTATTCCATGTTGATCAACAGACAGGTACAGTTAATTTTACAAATGCAAACTTTAATATTGACACAACCACAGGTGTTACATTCACAGACGGATCAAGTACAACAACAATAGACGGATCAAAAGTTCAAACAGGAAACGTAAAGTTAAGTTCTAACAAAGTTGAATCACTATCTGGTGATTTAATTATTGATTCATCTGGCAAGGTTAACTTCAATGACGACGTAAACATCACAGGTAACTTAGATGTAACAGGAGATTTAACAATTGGTGGTAACATTACCATTGGTGATGCGGCATCAGACACAATACAAATTACAGCAGGTATAGAAAGTGACCTAGTTCCTAGCGTAGACGGAATATATAATTTAGGTTCTTCAACTAAACAATGGTCAAACTTATACACTGGTAGATTAAATGTTGATAGTATTGCAATTGATGACAACTATATCACAACAACTGATTCAAATACAAACTTAGAACTAAGAGCAAATGGTACTGGTGATGTTGTAATTGATGATTTAAGATTCAACACAAATACAATTAGAAATATAAATGGAGATCTAATACTTACTCCTGCTTCACAAACTGTACATTTTGATAGTACAGGAAGTTTAAGACTACCAGCAGGCACAACTGCACAAAGACCAGGAACGCCTGTTGTTGGTATGGTTAGATATAATACAGACACTAATGTATTTGAAGGATATGACGGTAACTGGATTGCACTAAATGGATTATATGATCTTGACCAAGATACATATATTTCACCAGAAGCAACTCCAGGTACAGACGATGATACATTAAAATTTTACGCTGGAGGCACACTGGTTGCTTCAGCAACAGCAGATAGATTTGATGTACCAAAATTGAGTGTAGATGACATTGAAATCACTGGAGATACCATTACAACTACCGTAACTAACGGAAATTTAAACTTGGTTGCTAATGGTAGTGGTGGAGTAAACGTAGAAAACTTTAGTTTTAATGCAAATACGATAACTAATAATGTAAGCGGTGGTGTAACAACATTGGCGCAATCAGGCACTGGATATTTTAAAATTGACGGCACAGGCGGATTTGTAATACCTACAGGGGACAACTTTAACAGACACCCGTCCCCAGTACTAGGAATGATGAGATTTAATACTGCTGACGACAGAGTAGAAATATACGATGCAAGTAACAACTGGGTTTCAGTAGCAGGTAGTTCAGGTGCTGTTTCGGCCTTGGACGCAGAAAATATTGCGATCCAAACTGCGATTATAATGGGATAAAAGAATGGCAACGTTTTTTAAAAATAAAGTAATTAAAGATGTAGGAAAACAAGCAGTAGAAGTTTATACTACTGGCGTATCTACAAAGACAACTGTTATTGGACTTGCACTTTGTAATTTAACTGCAAGTGTAATTTCAGTAAGTATCTTAATAAGCGATGACACTTCAGTTACAGGATATTATCTCAAAGATGTACTTGTTCCGCCGAACAGTACTTTGAAAGCATTGAACGGTGGTGAAAAATTAGTATTGCCTGCAACAAATGTGTTGTACGCACAAAGTAACATTGATGCAAGTTTAGATGTCATCATGAGTTACGTGGAGATTGTATAATGGCTGGGTCATTTTATGTTGGTCCTAATCCAAGCGACTTAATCTTTGACGGATTAGGTGAAAGATTCTTTTACGGTTTAAGAAGAACCGATGACGGAGAATTATTTCTAGCAAAGATTGATCAACTAGGAAGTGACTCATTAGTTATAAACAAGTCTGGGGATCCAGTAAAAAACTATCCAGACTTTGAAGAAGGACATGAATTTTTTGATGGTAGAGATATCAATCATAATTTAGTATATGAAAATTTAAACTATGAACAGTTTAGATGGGACGATGCAAATTTAGTTTACTACATCAATGATGAAGGTGAACTAGTTGTACGTGTCAACCAAGATGCAGACGCAGGCACTATATCTTATGCAGATACAAGTGAACAAGAAGATAGCGGAGTATCAACAGGTTGGGACGAAACAGGATATACATTTGATAACAACAGTTTGACATACGATAAAACATAGGAGCAGAGACAGATGGCAAAACAAGCAGTTAACACAGGTGTACTTCCAAACGATGGACAAGGGGATAACCTACGTTCAGGTGCTGTAAAGATTAATAATAATTTTAGTGAACTTTACACTGCACTGGGAGATGGAACGAACCTAACAAACGTAACGAATGGTGTATTTAATAGTGCGCCGGCGTTATCAACAGGAAGTAACAAAATAACATTTAAGTACGCCGCATTTAGCGACTTACCTTCAGCAACAACATACGATGGTATGTTAGCAAAAGTAACGGCCGACAGTGCTGTTTACTATGCTCACAATAATTCATGGGTAAAACTTTTAGATGTCAACAAGAATATTGGTGATTTGTCAAATGTCTCAAATACTGCTCCGACAAATGGCGATAGTCTCGTATGGGATCAAAGTTTAGGATCATGGAAACCAGATGCTGTATCCGGTGGCGGTGGAGGATCATCTTCCTTTGCAGGCTTATCTGATACTCCAGCAAGTTTTTCAACACATGGTGGTAAACTTTTAAGAGTAAACTCAGGAGCAACAGCAGTTGAATTTGCAACAGCAATTACGGCTTCAGAAGTTGCAAATATATCAATTGATGCATTAAGTGATGTTGACACAACAACATCTGCTCCAAGTACAGGACAAGTTTTAAAATGGGATGGGGCAAAATGGGCACC